TTCACGAGCGAGAATTCAATATTTCACTTGGATGGCTCTCCCGCATGGGTATGCGTGGTCTTGTCTTGACCGAACAAGAACTTGCTCGTATTGGAGATCATCTGAAAGTGTTGTTGGCATCCGCTACAAAAGTTGTAGAAGTTGCCGAAGTAGAAGTTGAAAAGCCCAATCGTCCTAATGTGCAGGAAATCATGCGTGACAAGGCGCGTGAAGCTGCCGGCGAAATTGAGGGTCTGTTTGACTCCTACTTGACTGATGGTAATCCTCAACCCGCTGATGTTAATGTCGTGGGTGTTCTTACCGAGCGTAACATTCTGCCTCAACACGCCAACATCATTATTGATGTCTGGAAGCGTAGGCGCGAAGAATTGGAACTGGTGCAAGCTGGTACTGATGCTGACTTGAAGGAAGGCTATGCTCAGTATGGCAAGATTGCCATTCGCAACCTGATCAAGTTTTGCGATGCTGTATTGGCAGGTGTTGGTTCTTATATCAGCGTTAAGAAGCAAACCAAGACTGTTCGCAAGCGGAAGCCCGTGCCAGTAGAAAGGCAGGTCGCAAAGATCAAGTATATGAAGCAATTCAAGGATGATGCTACTAAGCTTGATCTGACCAGCATTCACCCTAGCAAGATTGTGGGTGCTACTGAAGTGTGGGTTTATGATACAGCCAAGCGTAAATTGGCCTATTACATTGCCGACGCACACGCTGGGTCACTGAGTGTCAAGGGCACTACGATTCTTGGGTTTGATTCCGCTCAAAGTGGAATGAAGACTCTGCGTAAGCCTGCTGATACACTGAAGAAGCTGATCAGTGCTGGTAAGCCTGCTGCTCGTAAGCTGTTCAAGGAAATCAACTCGGTTCAAGCAATCGTCAAGGGTCGGACGAACGATGACCTGATTATCTTGCGGGCACATTGATGAATGATGTAGCATACATACTATGCTTGTCAGCTACTACTTGTCTTGCCGCGTTTCTGGTTGGAGTAGAGTTGACATCATTGACTGCTATCATTTCTGGAATCTTAACTGGGCTGTGGGGTAAATTGACACTGCCCAAACACAACAATAAAGGAAAAACATGACAAATGTATTTGCGGATCAAGAAAAGTTTATGAGAGCCTGTGATCAAACTACTGATGTTTGGAATGAGGCTCAGTTTAAACTATATGTTAATCTAATTGAAGAAGAATTTAAGGAACTCAAAGAGGCAATTGTCGCCAATGATCGGGTTGAAATTCTAGACGCACTTGAAGACATTATGGTCGTTACTGCTGGTGCTATGCACTCGGCAGGATTCAATGGCGAGGGTGCGTGGAACGAAGTCATGCGTACCAATTTTGCCAAGATTGATCCAGTCACCGGAAAAGTACGCAAACGGGAAGACGGAAAAGTTTTGAAACCAGAGGGCTGGAGTTCACCCGATCTTACTTCATACTTGCAGAAGTAACACTCTCTTTATTATGACCACATAGGTTAGCATCGCCTGGAAGTATGCCATACAATCCGTCAAATTAGGTTTGGACGGTAGTTGCGAGGTCACGCAACTTCACAGAACTACCCCTAGTGGATGCCTAAATGTCTGCCCATGGCAGCAACATTTTCTGTGTCGTAATGGTTGTGAGTGCAGCAATGCACCGTCAAGTCTGCTGAGTCATGGTAATAGCGATAGAGGGCTCAGGCTGGTTGAAACTACCCGATGAATAATGTTTCAACGCTACAGCGAATATGGGTACATCCTAATTTTAGGTCGGTGAGACATGGTCAATCCTCCACCGTAATTGTACAATTCATCGTCGCGTGTGACGAGCATGTTTTTTAGATATTTTTATATCTACTCGCATATTCAAATGCATGAGAGTTCTAATACAAGAAAAATTATGTAGATTATTAATTAATTAATACATTATGTTATGTAAAACATTTTTATGCATAATACTATTTTCTATAAGCATTAATGCATATATGTATTAATAAAAAATAAAAAAGTGATGTGATAGAGCCGTAGCAATAGCGTAGGCTCTAAGCATCACTGGTTGTTGAGCACAGCGATACAACCAGTAGAATAAATAGTATCACGGAGGTAATAAAATGGCGGATCTAGCAGAGATGAAACAGAAGATATTTGATAACACGAGATATCGTTTAGGTGATGGCATAATTGATTTGGAATTAGATCCTGTTCACTATGAGGCCGCGTATCAATACGCAATTTCTACATACAGACAGAGAGCACAGAACGCATATGAGGAATCATACTCACTATTGACTATTGAGAAAGATAAGAACACATACATATTGCCTCAGGAAATAATCAATGTGCGTCAGGTATTTCGTCGCACAGTAGGACTTGAAACGGGTCCTAGCTCTAGTAGTTTTGATCCGTTTAGTAGTGCCATATTGAATACATATCTTTTGAATTACAACTATGCCGGCGGTTTAGCTACTTATGACTTCTATGCCGGTTATATAGAATTGGCTGCCAGAATGTTCGGTGGCTATGTGATATTCACATTCAATCCAGTTACCAAAGCTATACAATTTGTTCGCAACTTCAAAGGTAGTGGTGAGCAGTTGTTACTATGGACTGACAATTTGAAGCCAGAGATTACTCTGTTGCAGAACTATCAGAGTAGTAACTGGATAACCAGTTGGGTTGTAGCGCAGTGCAAGGTTATTATGGGTGAAGCTCGTGAAAAGTATTCATCAATTGCAGGCCCTGGTGGTGGTACTTCATTGAATGGTGCTGCTATGAAGAGTGAGGGTGCCAAGATGCAGGAAGACTTGTTAGAGGACTTAAAGCGTTATATTGATGGCAGCACTCCACTTACTTGGGTAATTGGGTAACTCTAAATATATTGACATTCAGTAGAGTTGTGTAATACAATTCTAGTATGATAGTAGCTTTAAGTGGTTTAATTTCGTGTGGTAAGGATACTGTTTCCAACTACTTGGTTAAACAGCATGGATATACTAAACTAAGTTGGGCCAGCAGCGTCAAGGATGCAGTAGCTAGTATATTTGGATGGGATCGCGATCTACTTGAGGGCGATACCGCGGAATCCAGACAGTGGCGTGAGCGTGTTGATTGTTGGTGGGCCGAGAGACTTGATATACCCAACTTTAGTCCCAGATATGCATTACAGAGAATAGCCACTGATTTATTTCGGGATCGCTTTCATTCTGATATTTGGATTGCCAGCTTAGAATATAAGCTCTATAAGCTCAGTAAAGATACTAGTCACATAGTAATTAGTGATACTCGTTTTGTAAACGAGTTAGACGCGGTACGAAAGTTGGGTGGTATCACAGTTCGTGTTGTTCGTTCACCAGAACCAGAGTGGGTCAATGACTACATGCAGCATGGGCTAACTAGTGAGTGGGAGTTCAAGTATCCCGCTGTGCATGTCAGTGAGTACAGCAGTATTGGGTATAATTACGATTATGTTGTTAACAACGATAGCACCGTTGATAGTCTATATCAACAGATCAATGATCTACTTGAATGTCACCGATTCTCCAGGTGAAGTTCTTTCGCTTGACTACTTCTACGCAGCACAAGCATACGCTGCGTAGATTAGACAGCGCGGCGTTATTTAGATTGCCGTCTATGTGATAGACTACTATCTGACTACTTAGAGTACTTCTAAAGCCACATACATCACATGTGGCTTTTTTCTTATATCCTTTCAATTCCCAAGACATTTTAACCGATGATAGTTTGCCAGTCTTTTTCAGTTTAAGACAATGTTCGCATAAACTTCTATATTGAATTTTGCCAGATGGTCTCGTGTAAGCAATAGCACGATATCTGCCGTTACATTTTTTACATATCGGTCTGTTATCATTCATATCGGATGTCTTGCCATTTGTTTTTATTCTTTATTCTGTGTTGCACTCACTCTCTTTTGTTTTTGCCCTTTTATATACAGTACGAGAAGCCATTTTTTCTGAGATAAGCATATACATAGTAGTTTATGCATTTATTTATAGAAAATCTCTACGGTAGAGATTCATAACGTGCGTTTTTTCGCAGTATCTGCTAAATAATTGTAGTGATAAAAGAATCATTCTGATCACGACATTTATAACAGATAAAGGAAATATATTATGGCACTAAATAGTCCAGGCGTACAAGTTAACATTGTTGATGAGAGTCAGTATTTACCGGGAGCACCGGGAACTGTTCCTCTTATTATTTTGGCAACTGCACAAAATAAATCAAATGCGGCAGGAACAGGAATTGCAACTGGAACTATTGCTGCTAATGCAAACAAGCTTTACAGAGTAACAAGTCAGCGTGATTTGACAACACTGTTTGGAAATCCATTCTTCTATAAGACAACAAATGGCACCTCACTTCAGGGTTATGAGTTAAATGAGTATGGTTTACAGTCAGCATATAGTGTATTGGGCTTATCAAACTTATGCTATGTATTGCGAGCCGACATTGATCTTGCCAGTTTGATTGGCCGTACTACACGCCCTGCTGCCGAGGTTGCTAATGGAACTTACTGGCTAGACACTGATAACAGTTCATGGGGAATTTTTGAATTTAATCAATCAACTGGTAAGTTTGTAAATCAGATTCCTTTCTTTATCAAAGAAGTTGCTGATATGGCCGATGTAAATGGTCGTCCAAAATCTTCTATTGGTAACATTGGTGATTATGCTATATCAATGGTTACTAATAGTAACAATTTTACAAGTGCCAGACAGCCATCCAGTCATTCAACTTACTGGTTCAAGCAGAGCAATAATTCTTGGGTTGAACTCGGTGGTCCAAGTTGGAGAAACAATTTACCTGCTGTGCAGGGAACATCACTACTTTCTCCAGCTTTAACAGAGGGTGCATCATTTTCTATTAACGGAGTAACAATTACTATTGGTGCTGCTCCAAACAATACTTTAGAAAATCTTGTGTCTTCTATTAATGATGCCAATATACCATTTGTGTCTGCTGTTGCTGAGAATAATAGTCTAGTACTGTACAGTGAAATTGATCAGCAAGTTGTAGTAGGAATAGTTGGTTCATCTACTGTATTAACTCAGTTGGGAATTACTCCTGCTACTTACAATGCTCCAACTGTAGTTTTTGGTTCTAATGCTCAGCAGCCTCTCTGGAGAAGCACTGATGCTCAGCCTCGTCCAAGTGGTAGTGTATGGATAAAAACAAATTCTGCAAACGCTGGAACAAACTTGGTTTTTGGACAGTACAGTTCTTCTATTGGTAGTTTCAGCTCCAGAAATTGTCCAATGAGCACCAACGACTGGGCCATTAACAACACGCTAGACAGTACTGGAGGAAAGAATATTCCCGACGGCACACTATACGCACAGTACGGTTCAAACGTTAGTAATTTCTTAAATCCAGTTCAAGTATTCCGTAGATTTGGAACAGGACCATCTGTGTTTGTTGGATCAATAGCCCGTCCAACAATTACTGCAAGTACAAATTCATCTACAGTATCATTTAAGGTTAAAGTAAGCCAGCCTAACGATGCTAGCTTAAGTGACAGTTACACTGTTACTATGCCAGTAAATACAACTGCTATTGGTTCAAGTGAATTCGTAACAGCATGGACTGCTGCAAATATTTCTCGTACTACTGCTGAAGTTTCTCCAACTGGCGCAATTGTTCTAACTCATCTGGATGGCGGAGTGATTGTTCTCGATGACGAATCAAAGTCCAATGTACTTGCACAAGCTGGATTTATCAGTGGAACAACTCTTGGTGCTAAGTGGGGTCCATACAAAACACTAACTTACACAGATATAGAGGTTAATACTGGTCTTGCAAAGCTACAAGTTGTTACAACAGGATACATTCCATCATTTACAGTTACCACTCCCGGTGCTGCTTATGAAGTTGGTGATGTATTAGAAATAGAAGATGCTAATCCATTGAATACCAAATATGAAGTCAAAGTTACTGCAGTAAATTCTTCTGGTGGTATTACTGGAGTTACATGGATTAGTGGATATGCACAACCACAGTACACAGTGCAGTTGAGTAACTGGAGAGTGTTTAATTACATTCCTAATGAAATAACACCAACACAGTACCCATTAAATGGCACACCATGGTATTTTAGTGCAGTCAATCAAGTTGACATTATGACAAATGTTGGCGGTCAGTGGAAGGGATATCGCACTGTAGCATATGCTAGTAACGGTCTTCCAAAATCATCTGGGTCTCCTGCAACTGATACAAATGGACCAATAATTAGTGCTAGTGAGCCCGCCGCCAACAGTAACGGTGGATCACTTGCTTATGGAGATCTTTGGATTGACACTAGTGATTTGGAAAACTACCCAGCTATCAATCGCTGGCAATCCGTAGATGATGTTGATCAATGGGTTCGCGTAGACAACACAGATCAAACATCTGAAAACGGTGTACTATTTGCAGACGCTCGCTGGGCCACATCTGGAAGCATTGATCCAGTTGAAAGTGAGTTTCCAAGTATTGCAGGATTACTAAACAGTAATTATTTGGACTTGGATGCTCCAGACGCAACAAAGTATCCTACAGGAACATTGTTGTTTAACACTCGTCGCAGTGGATACAATGTAAAAGAGTATCGCACAAATTACTTTACTAGTGCAAATTATCCTGGCAATTCATTGCCAGCCGAGAAAAGCACATGGGTTACAGTAAGTGGACTAAAGAGCGATGGATCTCCATATATGGGTCGTAAAGCTCAGAGAAACATGGTCGTGCAGAAATTAAAAACTGCTATAAACACAAACGTTCAGATCCGCGAAGAAGACACATTTTTCAATCTGATTGCTGCTCCTGGATATCCTGAGTTACAGCCAGACATGGTTGTTCTAAATAATGATCGTGGACAAACTGCTTACATTATTGGTGATACTCCAATGCGTCTAGCAGACAGCGCCAATGACATTGTAAATTGGGCAACCAATACTGCTGGTGCAACTGGTACTGGTGAAGATGCGCTAGTTACACGCAATACTTACATGGGCGTGTACTATCCAAGTGGAATTACAACTGATTTAACTGGAGCAGAAATTGTTGTTCCATCAAGTCATATGATACTTCGCACTATGATTTACAACGATAATGTTGCGTATCCATGGTTTGCTCCAGCGGGTCAGCGTCGTGGAATAGTTGATAATGCCAGCAACATTGGTTATATTGACTCAACAACTGGTGAATTTGTTACAACAAAGAATCGTGTTGCTCTACGAGACATTGAATATACAAACTTTATTAATCCTATATCATATTTCACTAATATTGGAATATTGAATTACGGAAATAAAAACTCTTTTGATAGCCAAAGTGCCCTTGACAGAACTAACGTTTCTCGTCTAGTATGCTATATTCGTTATCAGTTACAAAGAGCGTTAAGACCATTCATATTTGAGCCAAACGACACAATCACTAGAAATGAAGCTCGCGGCGTAGTTCAGACATTACTTGCTGACATACTAAGTAAGCGTGGTATCTATGACTATGTTGTAGTGTGTGACGAGACAAATAACACTCCGGCTCGTATAGACAGAAATGAATTATGGATTGATATAGCAATTGAGCCTGCCAAGGCAGTTGAATTTATCTATGTTCCAGTTCGTCTTCTGAACACTGGGGAAATAAGCGGATAATTAATTGGTCAGGAAGCAATTCCTGACCATGATAAATAATAATAAGGAGATACAAACCATGGCTTTTAGCTCAATCGCAAGAATGACAGTACCAACAAGCAGTGATGGAACTGGTGATGCTCAGGGTTTATTGATGCCAAAATTACAATACAGATTCCGTGTATTGTTTGAGAATTTTGGAGTAAGTAAGCCAACAACTGAACTAACAAAACAAGTAATAGATTTTACTCGTCCAAATGTAGAATTTGGTGAAATACCAATTGAATTGTACAACAGCAGAATATATCTAGCTGGAAAACCAACATGGCAGGCAGTCACTGTTAATTTGCGTGACGATGCTACTGGTGAAATTGCAAGACGAGTTGGTGAGCAAATTCAGAAACAGTTTGACTTTCAAGAGCAAGCAAGTGCCAGCAGTGGCAGTGATTACAAGTTCAAATTAGTGTGTCAAGTTCTGGATGGCGCTCGCGGAGTAACAACACCAAATATATTGGAAAGTTGGGAACTCTATGGTTGCTACATTGCCAGTGCAAATTATAATTCATTGAATTATGGAACAAATGAACCAGTTACAATTACGCTAAGTATTAGATTTGATAATGCAACACAAACCCCATTGGATGGCAATGGTCCAGCATACGGCGTTGGTGTAGCAGTTGGCAGAACACTAGGCACAAACGTAAGCGGTATCGGCGGAAGCTAATTTATGGCTGGATTTTTTCAGCAATTTCTAAAAGGGGCCGGAGATGGATTCTTCGGCTCTCCTTACTTAAAAGATTACAAGCACGCTAGCAAAACTTTTGTTAATGCTGGCTATGAAAATAGTCCAAAATTCAAGTGGCTGTTTCATGTGTATTTTGATATAAGTAAAGTCGCAGTTGCGGGCGATCTGGTTGAGAAAGTTTTTCCTTCAACCACTAATTTAGGATTGCTAGTAAAGAGTATTGATTTGCCAAAATTCAGTATTCAATTACATGAAATGAATCAATACAATCGTAAAAGGTTTGTTCAAACTAAAATAAGTTATGATCCAATAAGAATAACTTTTCACGACGATAATGCTAATCAAGTAAGACACTTATGGCATGCTTATTTCAATTATTACTACAGTGATCCAAGTCAGCCAAATTATATAAGCAGTGCTAATTCACTAAGTGGTTCTGCTGTAAATGAATTAAGCATAAAAAATACATATGATCCCGATATCAGTAAACAACAGGATTGGGGCTTAAAATCAGATGTAAGTTCAAGCAATATTATTAGATCCAGTATCTATAATAAGAACAAGACTGCATTTTTCAAATCAATAAAAGTATACGGGTTTAATCAGCACAGTTTTGCACTGTATGAATTAATAAACCCAATGATTGAAAGTTTTAACCACGATAATTATAGTTATTATGACACACGAGGAATAATGGAAAATTCCATGACTGTTCGTTATGAAACTGTAAAGTACTTGGAGGGAGCATTAAATGGTGAATCACCAAATTCAATAGTAGATAGATTTGGAGAGAAAGAAACATACGATACTGAGCTAAGCCCACTTAGCTTACCTGGAAATAATAAAAATATACTAGGAAAGAATGGATTGATTGATAGTGGTTTGGGAATATTAGAAGACTTGTCAAGTGGTGATCCCGAGAGAGCACTAAGAGCAATACAAGCTGGTGGACGCTTGGGTAAAACTTGGAAAAATTCAACACAAATATTAAACGCGGCCAAATCAGAAGTTCTGACAAAAGTTGTTGGAGCAGCAACTAATCCAGATAACATAAGAGGCATATTTAATTTACCAGCGGCAGGTGCAAACACTGGTACAGGTGCACAATCTGCTGGTGCAAAAAATGCTCGTGATCCCAATTCTGTTCCTGTAGTAAATAGAGATATAAAACCAATAGGAAGTGACCCTCCACGCGGACCCGGACCCTAATATGAGCATTGATAATACCGTTAGAATATTCAATAATTTTTATAATATTAATTTATCAGTACCAGCAAATGAGTATGATATCGTATATTCATTTTTTAGTGAACACACATCAAATATAGAAGTTGCCAAAACTTTCACTGAAGTACTATTCAGAATAAGCTCGGAAACAGAAATTAATGTTTTGGATTTATTAAGTCAATTTGACTCAATGGACAAGATGAAAATAACACTGACAGTTGCTTATTATTTGAATACACTAAGTGAGACTAAAACAGTGTTATATGGTATTAATAATATTATTTCTCCGAATGAAAAAGTTCAACGAAATATTATTCACAGTAATCCCGTCAATTAATACAGCACTAACATGGCTAGATGGGCACAAGGAATTTATGAACTTAAAAACCCACAGAAATACATTGGGAAGGGTAAGCCTAGATATCGCAGCGGATGGGAACTTACATTTTTTATGTTCTGTGATAACAACGACAAAGTTCTTCAGTGGGCAAGCGAATCCATACATATACCCTATCGCAATCCATTAACTGGTAAACAAACTATATATGTTCCTGATGTGTTTATTGTTTACCAAGACAAAACCGGTAGAACAACTGCCGAACTAGTAGAAATCAAACCCAGCAAACAAACAAACTTGCAAGAAGCGGGCAAGAGTCGCAGAGATCAAGCAGCAGTGATCGTCAATCAGGCCAAGTGGAAATCAGCATCCGAGTGGTGTAAAAAAATGGGTATTCGCTTTAGAATAATTACAGAAAACGAAATGTTCTTCAATGGGCGTAAGTAATAAATACATATATTATGACACGAAAATTGGAAACATTATTTAATCTAGACTCGTCTGATGAAATTGAACAATGTACTGACACGATTGAACCGGAAGAACTATCCAACGAACTCATCTCAGCAGAAACATTGGATACTATTGAAAAGATAGAAAACGCACTACCTCAAGTTCGCGGATTAGAAGCAAGCGATTCCGAAATGGATCAATTAGCTGATTTGGCAAAAGAAGCTTTCAATAATTTAATGGATCTTGGAATGCAAATCGATACCAGATTTAGTGCTGAAATATTTAATAGTGCCAGTAGTATGCTAGGACATGCTATTACGGCAAAAACTGCAAAAATCAATAATAAACTAAAAATGATTGATCTTCAATTGAAGAAAGCAGAAATTGATCGTAAGATATCTGTTAATGCCAGTAAACAACAAGCTGCTGATACTCCAAATGCTCAGCCAGGTACTGGAAAAGTTATTGATCGCAATGAATTACTCAAAGCTTTGATTGCTGAAGCAGCAAATAAAAAACAACAAAATGATAAATAATACATAAGGTATAGGAATACTATAATGAAGACTTTTAAGCAATTTTTAATGGAATCCGTTAGATCATACAAATATAAGATTAGCGTTTGCGGCGATCCCGGAAAGAATTGGATGGATATGTTTGTTATGAATTTACAAAAGTTTGATCCAGTTAAGATTGGTACACCAAATTCCAAGCCAATTCAGAAAAATCCTCTTGGCTTCAATGATGTTAAAAATCAGCCAGTGACCATTATAGATGTAGAATTCAAGTATCCTTGCACAGAACCAATGGTAAAACAACTAGCTAGACTACTAAACTATGACGAGAACATGGTCAGAATGCTTCAAGCTGATTATGCAGAGGGTGTTGATAGTGAAATGGAGCAATACGCCAATCAAGCTGATCATAGTCCAGTTCTAACACACGAAACATTAGAAGATGCCGGAAAAGAAGCTAGCAAAGAATATGGCGAACAGTATATGTCTAGGATACGCGCCGCCCACGAAAAGGACAAGATGGATATGTCATTTGCTGCCCCAAAAACAAAACCTGCCGAAGATATGCGTTTGAGTGCTGGAAATGTAAATAGTCCAATGTCAAAAATCAATCGTATGCCAAGACCAGAAACTGGTGCATCAGCTAAGAAGAAATAATAGGAAAAATCATGGATTTGAAATCATTAATTTCCAAAATGGATCAATTAAGTGAGACAAGTAAGTCAACTGGTGATATGGATGATTCATCTAAGAAAGTTGCTAACTTATATGCCGCTAATGGTAAAAAACAGTTGACCGAAGGCACTAAAGAAACCAAATCTGGTCGTGTTCACAAAGCAGATCCAGGTGGCTATGGTCGTAAAGATGATGAAGATGATGGTGGCAAAAAAGTAAAGAAGAGCGACGATGCGCCTAAGCGCGGTCGTGGTCGCCCAAAGAAAGACAGTGACAGTGACACTGGTGAAGTAAAGAAGTGGGACACTGATGAATTAGCCCGTTGGATTGTAGGTAGTAAACCAAAGACATTACCAGGTAAAGCAAGCGTCAAGCACAAGCTAAAAGATGAGAGTAAGCAAGGTGTGGCGGAAGGCTCCGATTCCAATCTATCATATCAAGGTAATTGCACAGAAGATGATGTTATTGAACATATTTTTGGTGATGTTAATAACTTTGCTAACATGGTCGAAGAACACGGTGACGAATTTACTGTCGGTGATTTAGTTGTCAAGTATGACCCGGAAACAGATGTTCATAGTTTCTATTATAAGAAGCAAAGTCTGTCAGAAACATTTGACCAACCCTATCCTTTGACCTGGGAACACAGTGAATACGGTGATGTGGATGCCCTGGCCACTCTGGACGATGGCACCCATCTGACTGTGATGTTCAGTAAACAAGACGATGATAGTTGGGGAGTGTCCTTTTACAGAAACGACAGTCAGCGCACCACAGGCCTGGGAGATGCTCACAGAGTGTTTG